TCAACTGAGACAGAAGGTGCAGAAGTAGAAGTGCGATGGGTTGTAAATGAGAAGCTATTGCTTACACTCGGCTATTCAAACATTAAAGTAACAAATCTAAACACTCAGGATGATGGATATCGTTTCAGCTTTATAGGCTGTGAAGACTTACCAAGCATTCCTTGTAGTGCACTACTTGGAGGACAGCTCGGGGGGAATGTTTCTGCCGCTCCTAGTAATAGTAGAAGGTCTGGTATGCCAGAAAACATACTATCATTTACAGGTACTTATGACTTCGGAAATGGGTGGACTGTAAACGGTAGCGTAATTGATGTAGAGGAGACTTATTCAGGTTTCTCAAACAGCATTGAGCTACCTTCATACACACTAGTAAACTTAGGGTTCTCATATGAAGCAACTAACTGGGTATTTAGTGTGAATGGAAAGAATCTAACGGATGAAACGTACTTCCGAGCAAACTTTCCTAACTTGTTTGGTAGTACGATTGTACTTCCAGAACTTCCACGAAGCTATACGGCTAGAATACAGTATAACTTCTAACAAAAAGGGGCGAAAGCCCCTTTTATTTTTAATTAGGACAAGTAAGTCCGCAAGAGGAGGAAGGAAAAAATGAAAAAAGTACTAGTTGCAATACTGTTGCTTCTTCCAACACAGGTTTTTGCTGGTGAGATATTCAGCGGAAATATAGGAGTCTCGTCAGATTATCTCTGGCGAGGGTACTCTCAAAACAGTGGAAATGTTGCTGTTAGCGGGGGTGTTGGAGCAGATTTAGGTATTTTTACAATGGGTGTATGGGCTTCACAAGTTGATTTTGATGATGAAGCTAAGTTTGAGTACGACCTGTTTGCAGGTGTGTCTCATAATTTTAATGATAGTTTCGGGGTCAATGCGGGGTATATAAAGTATAAGTGGGATAAGGGATATGATGACGTAGATGAGGCATATATCGGTATGAATATGTGGGATCTAGATGTTACATACTACAAAGATTTAGATAATTCTGAACTTGATTTTATTCATGCAAATTACTCTATTCCATTCATTGAAAAAGTAGACGTATCATTAGAGTATGGAAAAGCTACAGGATTTGACTCCTATCAGGCTTTAAATATTTCTAAACAACTTGGGAATTATGTTATAGGAGGACAAATCGGATCGGAAGAAACGAATATAGCACTTTATTATAACTTCTAACAGAAGGGGGCGAAAGCCCCTTTTTATTACCATTTTACCTTGTTTGCCCAATAAGCGGCTGACATTTTACCTCTCGCAATATTCTTTGCATGTCTCGCTTTAAAGCTTTTTCTTTTAGCCTTCATGGCAGCAGACTCCCCTGCTTTTGGTTTTCCTGCGGTCTTTGCCCCTTTTTGCCCAAATCGAATAGTTTTAACTTTATTGCCCACTTTTGCAACTACTATATGTGACTTCTTCTTATGTCCAGGTGTGCGTCTAGGCTTATTATAGCCTGACACTCTAGCACGCTTTAATCTAGGGTCTCTTTTCTTTTTGGCCATACTAATACTCCTTTTACTATCTATATAAGAAAGTATTTTTTTCTTCTTCCATATAGCAATTCTTAGTGGGGGAAGTTTCCATTTGCTTTGCCCAGTCTAACTCTTGAATGAGTCTATTATACCACTTTCTATCGTACTCATTGTTGGGTTTATTCATCTCTTCTTTGAGTTGCCCTATTCTTACATCAATGTAGTTCGGTTTTTCTCTTTTCATAGTGTAGGCTTAGTCTCTGGAAAATCACCGGTGCTAGGCCAGTCACGCAACTTAGTTCTGTACGTCATGTAAGCTGCATGTTGTGGATGGTCGCTAACGGGCACTATAAAGTCTGTAGTTCTTAACTCTTCATCCCTCCAATCTCTAGCTTCTTGTGCTAGATCCTCTGCCGTCTTGACATATGGATCACAATGCTCTCTTTTTATTGAAGCATTGCCGTCCTTTATCTCAATCCAATCCCCATTTACAGGAGCTTGGCCTGGATTTGTATGATTTATAATTTCCATAATATCTTCTCCTTAATTTGGAAATGAGTAGGCAAGAACACCTCCGTACCCCTTTTCTGCGTTGGCGTGGCCTGCTATACTACACTTCACTTCAACTTTTAAACTTGTGTCAAATAGATGAGCAGGGAGACCTTGCACAACCATGTCTTGTGCAGACCGTACTACTCCGCCTCCAGGATAAGCATCGACTCCCGCATTTTCGTCGTAAAACCTATGAAGGCCATAGCCGCTCACACTTTGATAACGAACGTCATTTGTTTGTCCGTATTCTTTAGCAAAGCCTAGCCACTTGCGCCTATTATTACTCATAGAGGTTGTTAACGTTTTGAACTCTTCCACAACACCATCTGTTGTAAGTTTAATCGTGTAAAAACCACTTGCCGTAGTGGCATTCTGAGGAAATATTATAGTTCCCATAGCTCCGTGACTTCCTGTGATATCGACATAAGTATAATAAGTGTCTGCAGTTTTTGAGCCTGTAGTTTGCCTGTGCCCAAACGTAGAGTCGGCAAAAGAGTTGGTGGTAGACCAAAAAGGCGCCGCATTACACTCTCTTGATGTAGTAGACTCATACAATCTGATACCACCTTCATCACCATCACAATACGGCCAATATTTTGGGTGTATTGTAGATACTGCTTGTTTTCCTAATATTGCCATAATTTATACCTCGAACCAGCCGATGGTGTCATCGACATAGACTAATTGGACTGAATTGCCCTGGGGTAGCGTACCGTCAGCCGCTGCACTATTAATGTTTGAACTGTTTCTTGCTATTGTTACCGTGGCTGCTCCTGCATTTGCTACAATTACTGTATCACCATCATTACCCCCAGATACACTAGCGGCGGGAAGAGTTACAGTGAAAGCCGTGCTTGCATGATTACATATGTACTGGCCTTTAGCTGCCAAGTTTGCAGTTGTAGTAAGAATAGACCAATCACTGTAAGCACCTCCTCCCGCATCAACATAAGCCTTAATGGATTCTGAGGATGAAATAGTTGTTGCGCTGGCACCTGACATAGAATCTGAATCTATGAAAGTCTTGCCATCTAACAAGTTAAGTTCTGCAGCAGTAGCATCCACCGCAGCTAGTTTTGTTAGGTCAGCTTGAACTAGTCCAGAAACACCATCTAACAAGTTAAGTTCTGCACCCGTTGCCGTTACTACGGTTCCGCCAAGTACGATACTACTTCCTGTAAGGTCAAGATTGTCCCCTGAAGGAAGTTCCTTCAATGTTGTATCAACAATTAGTGGAAATCTATTTGCCATGTTATGCTACTCCTATTTCGACTGTTCCTGAGCGAGTCGTTACTATAAAAACCCCTGTGGTTACTTCCACTATTGTATTTGAGGACCTTCCAGTTATAGTTAGTTTACCTGCTTGTGTTGGTTGTTCTCCTACGAAAGGCATCTTACTCTCCTAATTAAAATAATGCATCTGGTGCATCTGGTAATTTTACAAAATCCGTAGGGAAATTTGCTTGTTGTGGTACTTCACGTAACGCCTGACGGTAGTCTTTCCACTCATCAGACATTGTTACATCAGACAGTGCCATATGGTCTGTTCTCTGCAATAAGGAATCTCTAGTTTTTCTGATCTCTGATGCTGCAACTTCATCTGATAACCTTTCTACAACAAATTTCCGCTTATAAACTCCATCAACTAATTCTGGGTCAGTTTCTACAATCACTTCACACAAAGTATGGTTAAGTTCTGGTGTTGTTTCTTCAACGTCAAAGATACCGTACTCAGTTTTAGTAGCTGAAGAAAGTTCTTTTGGAAAGCTCACATTCTTGAAAGCTTTCTTTAATTTATCAATACTGTAGGGGTAGTCATGCACCCCATCTACAATTCTCGTCATTTTCATAATTAATTTGCACTCATATAAAATCGTCCGTCGGTACCTAACGATTGACCAGCACCACCTTGTCCTGCACCGTTTCTGCGAGAGTTACCACTATCTCCAGGAGTTGCATTACTACCTGCAGTAGTTACCTCGTTAGTAATATCACTATCAGATGTATCTATGTAGCCACTACCGCCACCGCCACCGCCGACATTACCGCCTCCTCCGCCGAAGTAGCCACCACCACCGCCACCCATACCAGAATATGTGTACCAATATATCGCAAAACTACCTCCTCCAGTCAACGCCGACCCTGCGACACAGGAATTATACACAGAGGCAGCCCCTCCTGCGGATTGTGTTCCTCCATACCCGCTTTGTTGATAGCCGCCAGCATTTCCACCAGAAGCGCCTCCTCCAGCACCAGCACCTGATCCATCATAATTAGTATCACCACCGCCACCACCGCCGCCAGCCATTAGCATGGCATTTGCTTGGGTTACGGAAGAAGTCTTAAATAAACCAGTATAACCTGCACCTTCAGTACCCCAAGATGTGCGAATACCTCCTGCAATATAGGTTGTAGAAGCGGGACCTCCTTGCCAATTTCTCGCGCCCTTTTCACCAACTTGAATCGTATAAGTGCCTGCATTTAAAACAACATCAGCAGTAGTATGACCTCCCCCACCTCCTGGACCTCCACCGGCTCCAGCTGAGAGAGTATAAGGATTTCCACCAGGCCCGCCGCCTCCCCACATATCTATATTAACTGAAAAAGAGTCTGATACCGTAATTGTCCATTGGCCGTGCCCTAAGTTTAAATCACCATCATCAGCCATAACCCAATCACTTACACCCCCTACAGAGGGACTAATTGTAAATGCGGCACCGCCCCCACTACTACCGGCAGCACCCATAAATACTCTTTCAAATGAATTAGCCAAGAGCGGTTCCACCTAAGAAACCATAATATGTTGTGCCTCCGTCTCTTGTTAAAAATCCATATGCTTGTACTTCATTATTGCCAGCTGCATCAGGTGCAGAACCCCCCGCCCAATCCACACTACTCGGCCATGCAAGACTTACGGCTGTAGAATGTTGAGTTAGTATAAGAGTAAAGCTAAACGCTATGCCCGAGCTTGGAGGATTGCTAAACGCAAACGTAGTTGTACTACTCGCCGCTGTCGCAGAAAAAGAATTGCCTGTTGCTAAGTCACAAGTCATTGTAGTTGCCGTACTAATATCAACATATGTTTCTTGGTAGGTTAATGGTTTAAGTGACCCTGTCATAGTTACAGAAGTAGTACCTGTAGGTATTTCAAGTACATCAGCATCTGCATCATTCTTGATTGTTACATCATTAGTACTACCTTGTCCTGTAAGAATTAATCCTTCGGCAGCAGTATAACCAATAGCGGCATCATCCCCTGCAGCTGTATCACCTGTAGCCTTTAATGTGCTTGCAGTTACAGTAGTAAATGTACCTGCAGCTGCCGAACTGCCTCCAATAATTGCACCATCTACAGTTCCTCCATTAATATCAACGGTTAAACTTCCCGCCAGTTGGTCTGAGCCTACTGCATCGTCTGCTATAAGTGCAGAAGTAATTGCATCATCGGCTATCAGAGCACTAGTAATTGCATCATCGGCTATGGCTGCTGTTACTACTGCATCATCAGCTATTTTTGCAGCTGTTACTGCATCATCTGCGAGCATAGAAGTAGCAATATCACCAGCACTAATATTACTGACATCAAGACTTGTTACGTCCCCCTCGAAAGCTATAATATAATCAATTACGTCATTACTTGTAAGAGCACTAGCAAATACTATGTTTGAGCCACTTATTGTATACGCTGCAGTAGGAGCTTGTGTTACACCATTTAAAGAAACTAGTAAAGCTTGTACACTTTTTGGAGTATACGCGGCACTATCTTTTGTTAAAGCATAAGTAGCCGTAGCTGAAGTAGTAATTGCATCAAGAATTACATTAGTATTTAACTTAGCTCCTGCGGGTATTCCTAAAAATGGCATATTAGCTTCCTAACTCTGGCTTAGTAGCAGGGAAATTACTGGTGCTAGGCCAATCTCTTAAAGCGGTTCTGTAAGTCAAGTATGCGGCACGTTGAGGATGATCTGGGGTCTGACTGATCCAATCCGTTCTCGATAACTCTGCATTCCTCCAATCTCTAGCTTCTTGAGCTATTTCTTCATCAGTTGGGGCTACTACAGCGTAATATAACTTCTCAATTACCGTATTACCATCAATGACTCTTATAAGATCACCATCTACGGGGGTTTGATTAGGAGTTGTTATGTTTTCTATTATTGTCATTTTATCTCCTTAGGATCTTAGAATATAGGTAGCACCGCTCCAAGCCATACCTGCATAGCCACTGCTGGGCCCCGTGTTAGACATTCGCTGCTCTACTTTTAAACTTTGCTCAAAAGCAATTGTTTTGAATATCTGCGCCGCCTTCAGGGGGTGAATTATTTGCCATGGTAGAGTCTGGTTCATATAATTAAAGACAACACCTGGAGTAGTAGTGTTATTATTAATCCATATCGGTTCATCATCAGCTATCAACCAATTCGAGAACCCCCCGTCGTAGGTATGGACATTTGATAGGCCCGGCCCGTAGATCATTTTAGGGTAACTCGGAGCTTGTGCAGGCATGGTAAGACCAAGTTTTTCATAAACTACTCCATCAACTGTTACTTTTAAATCCCATTCAGTTCCAGAAGTAAGATTGGTCGGTGAAATAATATTCACGAGATTTCCTTTACCTGATGTAATGTTCACATCAGTATACCAAGTGTCTGCGGTACGATCATATGTGCCATTAACTGCACCATTGTTGCCTATATAAGTCGTCCAATGACTAGCGGTTGTCAGATCTTTATCAGTAGCTTGGTAACGTACCCTCAAGTACTGTCCACCAGCACACGCTACAAAATAGTCATCTAGAGTTGTCTCTTCTTTTTGCCCTAAAAATATTGCCATTATGGAAGCTCCTTCCAGCCGATTGTCGAAGTGACATAAACTAACTGTGTTGAACGGTTTGTAAGCAAAGTAGCATCACTCGCCGTTGAGTTTATGGGTTGACTGTTTCTGGCGACTGTTACTGTTGCTGCTCCTATATTTGAAATAGTTACTGTTCTACCGACTGTAGTTCCAGAGGGTAGAGTAATTGTGAAGGCTGTAGTTGGGGCGTTACAAATTATCTGGTCACCATCGGAGGCCGTGTAGCCATCTGCGTCTTTCACTATCCACGAACTATAAGCTCCGCCTACTTCAGCCCAAGCATTATCGCCTCGTAAAAAAGTTGAGGAGGAAGCAGTACCGGTTGCTGACAATTCAGCAATACCAACAGCATCATCTGCTAAGTGAGCATTATCAATAGAAGTGTCTACATAATGGTCACTATCAACTGAATTCGCTCCTAGGCTATAAACATTAAGTTTTGTAATAGCCATTAGGTTATCTCCATAATCCCTAATGTTGCGTCAATCGAATTTGTGGCCCCTGCTTTCACCCGTAATTTATCTGAGGTTTCTAAAATATATTTTTGTCCTGCTAACACTTCGAGTGTAGTACGCCCGGGTATGCTTACTGCTTCAAGAAGCCCATAATCTTCTCCCGTAGTACCATGAGAATTAGCATCTTCCCATTGCACACTAACAGTTACAGCATTTGCTGTCTTATTACAGAGTGCTAAACCAAGAATTACTGTAGTTACTCCACTACCAACTTCATACATATTCACGTAGCTTGTTCCTACGTTTAGTTCCCCGTGACTTTTAAATGTATTTGCCATAATTTTATCCTAATGCAATTGCCAGAGCGGTGGCGTCGTCTACGCTTGCTCCTGTTGCTGCTGCTACATTTGCCACTTCCACAATATTGCCAGAGCCGTCCCTCATGTAGATTTTTTGGTCAGCAGTATTTACAGCAATTTCGCCTTCTACTAAGTCTCCGGTGTCTGGTGCCCCAGTTGTAAACTTACGTTTTGGTTTAATTACTTGAGTCATTAGCTATAAGTTCCTCCGTCTATAGTTCCTACTTGTAAATCGAAAGAAATATTTCCGGTTGCTCCTGTGCCTCCTCCTGTAATACTTGAATCAGTACTAGAAACTATTACTTGAGTGATATCACCCGTAGCAGTAGTATAACCATAATCTTCAATTCTATTTTTAATAGCCAAAGCAGTCATTAAATGATCATCTGCATCAGATGCTTCAGAAGTAATATCAATATCATCTACTGCATGTCCACCAATTGTAAGGTTACCAGTTACATTACCTTCTACGTTTGCTACTAAGGTACCTGTTGTAACGGTTAAATTTCCAGTGGAAGATGCAGTTGCGGTTGTTGTACCAACTTGGAATTTATCTGCACTTTCATCCCACATAATGATAGCGTTATCACCAGTAGAACCACGTTCTATAACAATACCACTATCATTTGCATTTGAGCTTGCACCACTATTCAACTCTATTAGATTATCATCTAATGTAGTGTTAGTGGAATTAACTGTAGTTGTTGTACCATTAACAGTAAGATCTCCGGTTACAGTTAAAGCTCCAGCCATAGTAATGGTTACATCAGTTGCGTCTCCAATAGTAGTACTATCACTAATAGCCGTAAGATTTGTTCGAAGATTTGCTACACTGGAATTGTCAGTACCCGCAGCATCTACACCCGCTAAAGTACGAATTTCTGCAGCGGTAATTCCCGTTGCAAGTACCGCAGTACCTGCATTATTTTTAATTGCGGGTCCGATAGCAATAGGAGTATTAGCAGTAGCAGGGTCTCCTATATAAAAAGTGTCACTACCTTTACTATAGGCTAACTCTCCCACTGCGAGAGCGCTAGGCGCACTAGACCCCGTGGATCGTTTAATTTTAATTACTTGTGCCATAATAAAAGCCTATCGAATCTTAGTAAGATCCGCCGTCTAAAGTATCAGAATCTGTAGTGCCTACTACAAGGGGGACCCAGCTGTAGACATTAGAAGAAACTTCTCTGTAGATTTTAAATTGATTATCGTCTGTATCGTACCATGTATCTCCTTCCGCTAATGTGGAAGTTCCATCTACTGTGGAGCCTGAAGGGGTAGAAGCCCCTCTGAAATCTTGGTCTGCTAATTCTTTTAATGCGTCCGCTAAATTATCTGAAGCAATAGTATTATAAGGAACTACAGTTACATTACTTGCAGTAATTTGACCAGGTACTTCAAAGGGTATAGCTAATGTATACGCTTGTATTTCAGTAACATCATCGGTAAGAGTAATTGTCAATGTATCACCAGAAGCACTAACTTCTGTAACATTTTCAGTAACTTCCAAAGTAGTTTGTCCACTCATCGAGTTACCTCAGGTGTAAGAGTTACTTCTCCCTGTATTATTCTTTTAACAATAGAATCACTAGACGTAAAGATTTCTAAGTCGTATACATACTGTCCTGCTGAAATACTGGAAGAAGTTGCTGCAGGTAACTGCAACTTTAAAGCTCCCTCTGATGCATTCGTTATAGTAACAGTAAAAGAGGCAGAAACAGAGCTTGCATCCACAGATGTTCGCAGCTGTGCCCGACCTGAATAATTGGCCAAATTTAAAGCTGTTCCTGCCTGTTTAATAATCAAGTCAAGAGCAAAGTCGGAGCCTTGGTCAATTACTAAGTTATATGTTCCTGCACTCATGTATTTTCTCCATTTTGAAATTATATCTCAAAGGACCTGTTTAGTCAAGTTTTATTTTTTAGGTGGTATTATGAGAGTTTGCCAATTATTACACGGTCTGTACTGCCATCAGTTATTGTTATTTTTTGAGTCGTACTGTCTAACGTAATAGAGCCTCCACCAGTGCCTGTGGTCTCACCTTTGATCTGTACTGTACCAGTATCGCCCTCTAACCTAAAATGTTTGGCTCCAATAGATCCTGCTTTATCATTTCCACTAGTTGCTAATTGAAAGTATGCGCCATCAGTAGTAAAAGTAGCCCCGTCCTTATAAGTTCCAGTAGCGACTGTCATATCAGTACTTTGTATTCTTCCCGTTGTTATTTTACTACCGTCTATCGCAGTAATATCCAAACTATTTGTTCCATCAGAGATGGTTGAGCCACTAAAGGTTACAACTCCCGTAAAATTTATGCCTTCTTGTACTGTTCCAAAAGTAACAGGACCTACATCAGTTGCAGATCCATTAGTTACTGTCTCAGTCGCAGTAAAAGGAGCATAAAAAACTGCTTGTCGAGTTGAGCTTGCAGCAGGCGGGCTTATACTAAAGTTATCTACATTTGTGGCTGAAGTCTGACCCTCAGTGCCCCCTCCTATATCTGGATTAAAGGTAGCATCCGCTAAAGTTGAGGTAAAAGTATAAGTAGGCCCAACATTTTGTATTGCTGTAATTGCTGTTTGAACAGTGCTTTTTGTTGCTGTTTTTGCTCCCTGCCAGTAAACATAGCCTGTGACTACTCTTCCTGCATCAGTACCTTCGGTTCCCTGAAAAGATGTAGCGGGTTTTACAGTAATAGTACCAAAACTTTGGCCTGTGACACCCGCTGCATCCGTTCCTGTTACTGCAGCACTAACAGTTACGCTATCCTTTACTTGTGCTTCTGTTCTATTAGCGGCAAAAGTAAAAGTATTAGTAGAGTTTCCTGTGGTGCTTGCTAAAGTTCCTATAGTATCTGCTACATTATCACTCCAAGTTACCCCTGTAATAGTTCCACCAGAAGTAGCTAAAGTTAAAGTAGAAGCACTTCCAGGGTCATAAGTAGTACCATCAAGGGTAAAAAGAACTGGAGAAGCTGTTAAAGTTAAAGCAACCCCATCAGTTCCACGAACCGCTACTATTGAACCAGGCCCCCACCCACTACCATCAGTAGCTGTACTTATAGTAGTGGTAAGGCTAGCATCAGTTATAGTAGCCTGTCGCATATGTAGATATGGCTTAGCGACTGTAGTTTTTTGCGGAGTAGCATACCAACTATTTGAATGGGAGCCGCCCCCCGTCCAAGCAAGGGCTCCAGAAGCAAAAGTTATTACTGCAGATACACTAGGGTAGGTAGCGGTTGCGTTGTCGGTGGGAGACAACTTATAAATACTTATAGTTTTAGTGGCCTCACCTGTTACAGATTTAGTTAGGGTTTGAGTAGTCTCAATTGTCTCGGTGGTGCCCGCTTGTTTATAGATTATAGGCCAAGTTATTACTTCTTCAGGATTTGTATCCGCTGTTCCAGTATGATTCCCAATAGTAACTACATTATTAGCTACACTAGAGGGTGTTCCAATAGTTACGTCACTTCCTGTAACCGTGGGATTACCAATATACCATTCTGTATTGTCTAAGGTACCTGTAGGACTATTATACCCACTAGTCCCTCCAATATAAGTATATACTACTCCTCCTACTATAAGTTCTAAAGTTGTTCCAGTTATACTTATACCCGTTGCAACACCTGTACTAGGAGTTGAATAAGTATGCGCATGATTTGAATTTACAATTGAAACTCCACCTGCTCCCGCCGCTACACCAATTAGAGAAATACTATCTGTTGATGTAATTGTATCAGGCGCGCCTGAGCTCCACCCTGAAGGCTTCTCTCCTACCTCTACTTTTACTACTTTTGGCCAATTTGCTTTATTATAAGTAGAGGGTATACTACCACTTGCGAACGTATAAGTAGCAGCACTTGTTCCACTTGTATCTGCCCAAGACCCTGCACTTCCAGCAAAAGTAAATCTATATAAAGGGTCTGTGAAGTTGTTTGCTGTTGCAGTAATTACAATGTTACTACTACCACTACTAGTATAACTTGGATTAGTCCCTTCTACATCATAAATTATAGAATAATCATCCGACGTTAAAACTACTGTTTTCCCATCTAATCCAACTGATCCATCTTGTAGCTTTATAATCTTAAAAACTTTTGATTTTAAATCGGTTTGATCTTCAGATTCTCTTACAGTTACAGTGAAATCTAATGAAGACCCACTGTCATATCCGATTCCTCCAGAGCCATCATGCAATTGGTACGTTAGAGTTTGATCAGTTACAGCATTATTAGAAGAATCTATATAAGAACTTTGAGCAGATGCACTAATTGCAGGACTGCCTTGAGTAAAACCAGCTCCTGTAATTGTAAATTCAGGACTATCATATCCGAGGGCCTCTGCTGTTAAAGTAATTGCAGCTTCATTTTGTAATGCCCCATCAGAATCATAGTTTAAAGCTACGTCATTTGCATCGACTATGAGAGCCTTAAGACCTGTAAGAGTTACGTCTTCTATCCATTTTAAAGGTATATGAGTATAAGTGCTTCCACTTCTATTTATACGAGCTACAATAGCATCGTTAGCAGTATCAGGACGAAGTGTTGTTCTTGCAATTGCTTTGGACTCATCTACGCTAGTAAGTGTAGAACTAGTACCGTTTAAACGTCTATCAACATATAACGTACTATTATCTTCTATATAGGCAACCTTTCCTCCAACATACTTATTTGCTGCATACTTTATACGAATAATATCGCCTATTTCAAAAGTAGTTAAAAACGCTGCGCTTCCTTCACTTACAGTAACTTTATTACTATACTTAGGTATAGTTACTCGTACATCTGCGTTTCCTGTACAGTCTGTCCAATCGTTTTCGGCATCTGCAATGTACGCTACATAGTCTCTCCAATAGGGCTGTTGAGTATTTTCCCATTTAGCAGCCGCCACATTCATTAATTTAAAATAGTCAGTAGTAGCATCTGCATCAAAATATATAAATGCTTTTGTTATACCACTACCTGAAGCCATTGCTGTAAGGGTCTGCTCATAAGTGGCGGCAGTAGATTGATTAGCATTATTTACTTTTGTTCCGGGAGCACCAGGGGACTGTACCGCCCAATCCACAACCTTCATAGACCAGGTATCCCCGCTTCCCGACATTTTCGAGTTTGAACGTATACCTAAAGGTAGCCCCTCTGTTGTTCTATCACAAGGGTGTTTAAATGGATCTGTTAATTCAATAGAGCGCCAAGTTATCTCTGATCTTTTTCCTCCTGAAGTGAAGGTTTGAAGCCCAAAACTGTAAAAACCGTCGGGAATTCCTTGTAAACGCCACAGTCTACGTTGGGTATTATTTATTTCAATAAGATCCGTACCATCAGGTAGTTTAGGTTCTATATGAATTGCATAAGAGGAAATATGGTCATAATCTGTATTATCAGAATTACGAGGAGGCTCCCACATAACTTGTACTTCATTTAACTGAGCGGTATGGTCTGGAGTTTGAAGAATATAGACAGCTCCTGGAGGAGGTACATAAGTGGGTTCTGGAGGAGTCACTGTGTCAGCCTTAGCTAAAGTGAACTCGTTATCTACAGCATCATACTTTGTATTATAGAATTCTACTCCACTAATGTCCCACGTACTATTCTTGCCTTCTTTTAACCCTAATATTTTATATTCTTTATAAGAGGCTACTGTAGTAAGGCCTTTATATTCTTCTTTTATGGCCCAAACTGTACTAGAAGGAATTATTCCTACAAAAGCACTTGGTATTGCTATTTGAGTTACTCCATTTACCACCGATACATCAGATGAATCAAATGCTTTTGTTTCAATGTTTGTTGAGTTTCTAAACTCAACTTGCATATCATTTCCATTATTATCTTGAATATTGGAAATATTTTTGTGTACTTGTTCATCGGAATCAGAGCTTCCAATTAGTGCAGTTGCGGTACCCGCAATATTTGCATAAGTTACTATGTCTCCCCGATTATATGTATAAGTTGTTCCTCCATATGTAACAAGGGCAGGGGCGTCTTGGTTTAGAACAACTTTACGGTCCATTACAAGTAAAGCAAGCTCATACTCATAGTCTGAACTGCTTCCAAATGCGAAGCCTTGTGTAGAGCCTCCATCAATCTGAGGTTCTTGTGACTGGGCGGTAATATTTCTATCTAGGGTAACTGCTGAATTTGAAGATGCAGTTATTCGTCCGCTAAAAGCTGTCCCTGTAACATTCTGATCTTGTACATTAATAATATCTCCAGGAGCCAAAAAAGATGCATTTATAGCAGTATTAAATGAAATCGTTTCTGTCTGATTAGTAGAGGTCCAAGCTTTCCAGCGACCGTATCTTATTGCTTGTCCTTCCGAGGTACAGCCAAAAGCTACTGCTTTTTTATTAATAATTCGTCCAGTATCAATTATATTTTGTTTATCTTCAATTATTAAAGCTTCTTGTTTATAGGCAGAAAGAGGATTATTCCAAATAACAGTATACTGATTAGCTCTGGATTTACTACTAGAAGTCTGGGTTGAAAGGCTGCCCTCAAGAATATTAGACTGAGAAAAATTATAAATAGGGGTAGCAGGAGCATCATGTATTGTAATCATTTCACCATCAAGCCAATATAAAATCCCTCTAAAAATAGTTGCCATGTCTTTAAGAACTTTATAAGCTGCAGCAGCTTTTGTTAAATATAAATTTGCAGTAAATCTAGGCTCCGTTCCTCCATTAGAGGTAGGAACAAGCTCATCACAATATTTTGCAACTTTATAAAGTTGAAATTTATTTATGTCTTGTGCTTGTAAAAAATCCCCAAGACCATACCGGTTATTTATTAATATATCATAAAAAACCCAGGCAGGATTATCAGTATAGTAAGTAGCTATATCTAAACCACTAGAATTGGAGGTTCCTTCATCGCTAAATTCACCATTCCATATTCCTGTGTATGTGGCCACTCCTGTAGATGTTAAATGTCTTGGCGTATAGTTTGAAGGAACTTTTACCTTCAAGCCTCTTACATGGTAAGATCGCTTAGGAGGCCTAGGAAAGCTTTTCGAACTAAATCGAACAGCGGCCATAGCAGAATAAGGATACTCTAATTTTTCGTCAATAGTTACAATTACTTGTGCTATTTTACAGGTATTTATAACTGCTTGTAAGCCAGTATCCCCTTGAACTAAATGCGAGCCACTCAATTTACCCCCAGTATTAGTTCCTGAAGTTCCCCCGTCCTCGGTTAGACGAGTAATTTGAAGGCGCATATCCATAATATTTAAATTAGTTAGTACAGGAATTTCTACGACATAAGCAATGGCTGTTTTTTGCAGCCCAAAGTATTTAATATAAGTAAATTCTCCCCCATCTATAGCAGTCCAATCACTTGGATTTGCCCCGCCACTTTCAGAACCTTGTAACTCAATATGAAAAGCCGCTCCTGAGCTACCATCAGTCCCTTCATCATTTACCTGATAATGTCCTTGAGGAAATTCAAGTTGGATCTTTATTTTGTCAATCTCATTGATTTGTGCGCTTGTAAAAGAACTACTAAAAACTATATTTTTCTGAATCATCCCTGTAGGTACTGAAGAACCTATGTTAGGGTATCCAGCGACTGCTACTGCAGCTGCGGAGGGCCACGCCGCTGTAGTATCGAAAGTCTCGTTTTGACTTTGTGTAAGAGTGATCGGGAAAGAGGCTACTCCTACTCCTGCTATTTGGGTAAAGGGTTCTTGACTTCTATTTCCTACTCTAAATTGGACAGTAGAACCGGGGTATTTCTGGGTATTACTAGGGTTTCCTGCAGAGTTAGCAACTCCAAGAAGTTTTTGTTCGGCACTTATAGTAAAAGGCTTATCAGTTATTGTTAAGTTAGCACTTTGTTTAGGTATATAAATAACATTATTTGAGCTAATAGTACGAATATCTATTTTTAAAACTCTATCTATATAAACAGTTCCGTATACTTCATTTGTATCATCTGCAAAAATATCCGCATCCCACTCTACTGCATTAACTACTGTAGACCAAGGCCTCATTTGGGCTCGTTTTGTCCTCCCCGAAGTTACTTCAGAGTTATAGTTATCTCCATATAAACCTGTTATGCTTCCTTTAATTGTTTGTCCTGAAGGAAGTACAATACGACAAACAGGTTTTAAATTATAAAAAACATTATTACGGTCATTAACACCCGGTTTCTGGCTCTGGTAGAAGAAAGTATTTTCAGTCCCAGAGGAGTTAACTGCACATACTCTCACATCCCCCATGGTTGTAACGAATTCTGCCCCATTGACAGCTCGTGTATTAATTCTTTCAATTTTTACCCTACTTGAAGACACCCCAAAAACTGTTAACCACCGATACGTACGAGAATCAGTATAAGTTTCTTCTAAATCATTATAATATGCAGTAGCACCCGCGAAATCTTTCATTGATGCAGTTACAGGTTGGTCCTCAGAAGATGCGGCAGCAAAAGAAATAGTACGGGGCTTTCCTGTATCTGTAGCTTTAGTAGCCTCTATTGTAATTCTATCTACATTAAATAATTGATCGCCTTCTAGGTAAACTGAGGATTCTGCATTAACTAAGCCCTCAATAGGGCCCTCAGAAATTAAATCAGTTATAGAAATTTCCTGAATATCAGAGGGCATCCGAGACTGTTGATCAGGAGTGGGGGGGTTTACAGGAATAGTAAAGTTAAACATAATTATACCTCACTAGATGCGGGAACTAAGAAAAGGTTTCCCTCGGAATCTGTAGTTGTTGCCATAGTACCTGCATTTGAAGTACCTGATAGAAACCCTTCTGAACTATTTCGTAAATTGAATGAAACCGGCTGCCCTGGAACACGTAATTCTCCGTATAAGACGGGCACAGGATTACCTTCTGGAATAGATTGTTCTGCCCCTTGAAATAGATACCCCTCTTTATTCTCTTCTTGATTATCTGTTGCAGGGTCAGGTGCCATTAGTTCTGCAATACCAGACGCCGCCAAGCTAAGACCAATACCTATAAGTGCTTTTCCAAGCCAAGGGGCATATGGAGAAACAACGAACCCAACAATTACAAGAATTATCCCAAGTATAGTTTTAATTGCACCACTAGAACCTATAGGGACCGGAGTAATGATTATATCTCCTTTGTCTAAGGGTAATAATAGTTCTTTGTCGTCTTCTACATACTCATCAGCAATTTTTATTGTGAAACCAATGTTTTTATCATGTTTATCTAACAAGTACTTTTTTAGTCCGCTATGGTTTGCGTCTAGATACTGTATTACTTCACGAACAGTGGTTGCTTTTACTTCAGCAATCCTTCCGTATTTTTCACCCATATCTCCCTCTAAGTATAATTTACGCAACATAACGATAAGCTCCTACTAAATATTCCTGCCAAAACGGGAATAAATTTTCCCTACATGATAACCTGTTTACTGCATGATGGTAGAATATATCATTCCCAATATAAACACCACAATGATTATTTATTTCTTCTTGTACTCTAAAAATTAGTACATCATTCTCTTGTAGTTCAGACAAGTTAATTTCTTGGCCTCCCCAGTTCTTAATTACTTCTGGACAAAAGTAGTCCAAGCCCTTAGTATACCAACTATCTTCGAATAGGGCTCTAGGAGGTATTTTTATTTCCTTCTTATGTAAATAGTCTCTCATTGCTTCAAAACAATCAGATACCCCAAACTTATATTCTCTTCCATATAAGTCTGTAAAATTCTTATCTGGTTCTACAATTTTTAGTTCCATATCAGGATAACTAAAAATATAATAGGGGATTCCTAAAGCATTACAAGCTTCTATGTCTGTTTCTCCAGGCTCTGAACTTCCATCTATATGGTTATGTACAATTCCAATTATATCAGTTGAAATCATGAGTCGAATATATTCATCTGAATCCATTATAAAATCATCATTGTCTTTAGCTAGATTAGTTACTGGGAACCACTGTTTTTTACCTTTTACAACTGCAATTACCCCGCACCCTTCTCGTGGATACTCTTTGTCAAAATGTTCTTTTATTTCATGAATATTCATTATATCTTACGACTACCTGGGAATCCTCCAAAAGGTAATGCTTGTTTTGTATCTAAAGCTGTTCCTGGCACTGTATTATGGTCAGCACTGCTACTTCCCCCTACTGTTTTAAATTGATATCGTACCTTGCAAGAATTCAATAGTTTTCCACATACATCCCCTCTTTTCCAGTAATTAGATACGTCGGAAGGAGTCTCTGTATTACTAGTTATTACCGCCTTATAGATCCTAGTTGTAGAAAGAATAGTAAAAGAAGTGTCGGCTTTTGTCGTCGCATTAGTTACTGGGTGAATAACATAATCATTTGCAGAATAAGTCAGCCCCGATACAAAAGGCTCATAAAGTTTTACCCTCTGCCATAAACTGTTAGTTATAGAGGGGACTGTAGTATTTGAAGCAGCTTCTGACCTCCAATAAGTAAATACTCCGCCGTCCGAAAGTGCAACTAAGGCATTTGCGGCATATGAGGTCCCTGCACTTCCTGAGTGTGTTTTCCCGCTAAGAATATTAGCTGGACTTGCAGAATTATGGATTAAATACTTCCAAATAATAGGCTCATCAAGATCAGTGAAGAAAGGATAGTATTTTCTATCTGTTCCGTCGTCATCAATATTTATTAAACTACTAGCACTCCAAGAACAGGCACCTGAAGGTGTATCAAGAGACAGTCCTTGGTACACCCAAGGACAATATTTTCCAATCACTTGTCGATTAGGTAATGTAATCCCTTCTAAGTCAAACGGGTTTGCTAATTCAAACACAACTACTTGTGAGGTTCGTTGTTTTATTGAATCAATGATATAAGTACGCTTTGGGAACTCAACAGTTGCTTTAGTACTAACTACAGCAGGGTCGATACTTAAGTATTTTTCAAGTGTCTGCCTTTTTGTAATTCTTTTACTAATTAAATTATCAAGACTAAAAGAAGATAGACCAGCCGTTCCACCCTCCTCTGCATTTTGAAAAACGGAACTTTTACGAATAATAGACTCTACATTTCCAATCGTTAGTGTAGGACGATTATGTACTCCTGAAGTACTTATCGTTAAATCGGTCATTGCTAATGGAAGGGCGTAATAAGTATTTCCATCATATACTACTGGAGAATAGTCTGTATCTGTTATTCCTGGCCCAGTTATAACCATACCCACTTTTAAATCAGAAGCGGAATTTAATGTAATAGTATTAGTAGCCGGGTTGTCTCCTGAAACAGTTTTTGATACGGAAACTTCTGATCCGGAAGTATTCAACCCTTTAAAAATAAGAGTTGTACCCACAGATACATTTTGAGAACTATTTAAAGTAGCTGTAGCACCATCCAACTTAGTAATTCTTACCGAGGAAGTTAACCCAGGATGAAAATAAAGGGTTGTCGCAGAGTCGTACTCAAGCTCATATAGCTCAACTAAAGGGCTGCTTATCTCTAAAGATTGACTATCTGTTACTATTAAATTTGAATTGCTCATGAGGCATATATTCTTCTAAAATTTCCATTTACATTATAATGGGATCCATGTGCATACTGAATTGACCAAGAAGCACAGACTACTTTTACTGTTGAAACAGCATTTCCATCACTATCGTTTGTAGAGCTATTCGCATCTGGAAAGGTAAAGTCAAAGCTTGTTACTCCCCCCTTATCTTCAAAAAACTTTACAATATCATCTGCTACAGATTTTTCTCTATTTTTCATTGTTACTTTAAAGGTTTGCTGAATATGGTTCATACCCGCTGTTCCACGCTGCTCATAACCATCCCCAAATTTTGATATAATAACTTTTGGTTTTGAAGTTCGTGTTAAGTCGTTGTCAGGACGAATAGTTGCTGTAGTTATATTTGTACCAGAAATTTGAAATCCTATATCAGACATTAAGATGCTCCATATGGGCTAAGTAGGCCCCCGGCACGCTTCTGGTTAACTAATTCCTCTTGAACAATAAAAGCGAGCCTTTCTCCAAGCGCTTCCGCTTCTTGGTCATCGCTTTCCGTATCAGTTGAAGCCTGACCTTGATTATCAATATTCACAGTAATTCCTACGGTATTATTTTGTGTTCCACTTCCACCAGCGCCTTTCGGGAAAGTAACAGGTATATCTTTGCCATTCGGCAAAGGAACTACTGCTTCGTTTCCATGTAGTATGGCAGGGTACCCTGCCTTTGGGCCTTTCGCAACCCCGCCCGCTGCGTATCCTAAAGGAGGATATAGGCCTTTTGCAGCGATCCCCCCAACGCCACTACCCATGAGCGCTGCCGTATTTCCCATCGTAGCAGTAGTATTTATAACAGTTTCTCCAATGGACTGACCTAAAGCAATATCTTCCTTCGCTCCTCGCATTCTCTCCCATACGAACCTTACCTGATCAAATAAATAGATTGCTGCCATTATTTTTTGCAATGCTTGCCCTGCTTTACTATTTCCAGCTAATGCTGTAACTGCCATCCCAAGTCCCATGGCAGTTTTTAAAGTCATAGCTGAATTCTTTTCTAATGCCTCAGTATTTTTATCTTTGGGGTCTTCACCTCCAGGGCCGCCCCCTGATGGAATATCTGTGGTCCCATCACCGCTTCTAAGGCTGTTAAACCCGCCTGTTTCGTCCCCTAGTGCAGCATCAACAGCAGTGGGGAGGGCTACGTCCATTCCAGCGGAATCTTTCAATACGACAGGTACAGGAGTTGCACCTGCACCATCACCAAAGGTACTCAAGTGCCCTGCTGAGCCCGCTAAGTCACCTTCGCCTCCTTCCATGTATGATAATTTACCTGGAGGACCATCATTAAACTGGTCCATGTAGGAAGAAGAAGCTATTCTTGACTCAACCCTCGGAAGGTCTGGAGCCACTGGCAGAGTTTTTTCAATACCAGCCTCCATACCAGCACCAGCACAGGTGCAAGATGCACAAGCATCACGAATTGCCTGAGCAAACCTTTGAGCAGCGTCATCTAAAGCCTTAGTCATTGCTTCACCAGCTTTTTTAGTTCCGTCTTCAAGAGCTTTAGCTATTGCTTCTGCCTCTTTACTTACTTCTTTAGCCCCTTTTGTAATATTTTTTTGTACCTCTAGGCCCCCGGCTTTGTGGGCTTTTTCAAGTAACCTTGCATTTTTCTGCGCCTCTGTCTCAAATCCTACAGCGTTCATAATTTTCCCTGTGAGATTTTTTGCAAATGCATCTATCATAGAATCAGTAACACTTTTAGCAATATTTAAAAGAGCATCTTTTAAACTCGTTTCTTCGCCTTTCATAATTGCTGCTATATTACTTTGTAAACTCTTTTCCAGTGCCTGTTCACCTGCTTGCCTTATTTGAAAGTTTAGGTCTCGTTGTTCCCTAATTAGATCATTTTGCTCTTGCAAAACTAATACTTGTGCCTTAAGCCCATCAAGTTTTAGCTTTTCCTTATCTGTGGCATGCTCCGTGGCAACAGTAATCTCATTTTGTAGTAGAGCTATTTTTTGGTTATTCGCTACAATTTTCTGACTTCGAGCTATATCTTCTTTCTGAAGTGCAGTAGCGGTATGCAAAGCTTTATTAAATACTCTTTGATTTTGTATTTTTTCATTTGCAATTCTTATTTCTACCCTAGCTATGTCATCAAGAACCTTTAAGTATTTATTTAACTGCTGTGTAGATTTATCTATTTCCTTAATAAGCAGAGGGTCGCCTTCATTCGCTTCTGCTAATTCTTTTAAAGTGGTTTTCTGATCTTCTAAAAGTTTTTGTAAAGATGAAACAGAAGTAGAATACTTACTAATACTATTAAGTGCATCAGTATACTGTTTCTTTAGCTCTTTCTCTTGCTCTAATACAAAACCTGCTTTTCGTCCTGTTTCTGCAAAGCCCTCAGCTAAATTCTTGAGAGCATCTATTTGCTTTTGTGTAAGGGTCTCGCCGGTATCAAGAATTCTACGCTGTTCTACTAATATGTCTAGGTATTCTTTCTGCTTGACACTTAAAGGACCTATAGCTTTTATCGTTTTTATCGCTGTATCTAAAGGAGCCTTCATAGAGTCTGCTAGGGCTTTATTTGCCTTTGTAAGTTTTGCTAGGTCCTTCACCCACAAGTCATGTCTCTCCTTTTGCTTTTGTAGCGCATTCATTTCTGCCCTCTCAATATCGTCGAGGGCTTTAATCGTCACTTCCTTAGTTATTTCAACTCGACCTCCCAGAGGCCCGTCCTTGAATTTCCCGGTTCCTACCTCTTTCGTTTGTACTTCACCTTTCGGGACATGTGCTCTATCTTCAAGATCTGCTAGTTTTTGGTGCTTAGTAAATTCTTCGATCCCCGCCGCCGCCATTAGTGCCTCGTTCTTATAGTCTGCCATAGCTTGTGCAGCATCTATAATTGAGGGAGTTATTCCAGTGAAGAAATTACCTTGATTTTGTAAACTTTTAATACTATAGCCTGTGTTATCTTTTTTTGCCGCCTTCGCCAATCTTTTTTGTATGACCTCAAATTTTTTATATTCTTCACCTACTGTCTTTAACTTCTCTCCTATATTTCCGAAAGCTTCTACATAGTTCTCTATATCCTTACTATCCTTAAAGAACCCCATAGCTTGTGCAGCAGTTTTTGCTAAGTCATAAAACATTATGATCATTCCAACCCAACCAGCTGCTCTAAATACTTTATCTATTTTTCCCATGCCGTTTGCAGCTATAGTCTTCATACTAGCCATAGTTGCCTTCCAATTTGCTGCCATTTTTTTAAATTGAAGATTTGCGTTATCGGTCATCCTGCGGTAGCCCATACCAATATTTTCTACCCAAGTATTATGACCTCTTTTCATGCCTCGTAACATAGCAAGATAATCAGCTTTCTGACGCTTATTCATTTTCCTGACTACGCCATTGCCCTGTTCAGCGTGCCTTAACATCTGAGATACGCGTCGTTTATCTGCTTTCAACGTTTCTGTATCACCTTGTTGTAGCATCTCTAATCCGGAGCCTTTCTTAGCCTTGCCTCCTACCTTACTTGCGCCAACGGCTCCTGTATCCCCTTTCTTAAGTCTTTTTTCCGCCTCTGCTAATTCTTCAAGGTCTTCTTGTGCTTCTTTATAAGAGTTAGCTGCCGCTTCGGCAGCATCTCTAGATTTTTCTGCCCAACTATCTAATCCCGGAATAATTGATCTAATTATAGGAATCGCCATTAAACCTAAAGCAGCAGTTAACGAAAGAATATTTTTAGTTAGAAATTCTGCCGCAGGTTCTGCGAGTGCAGCTGTCCATTTTTTAACTTTATTCAATATCCTATCAAACTCAGTACCTAATCTAGCAATAGCATTTACTTGTATACTGGTTGCTTTTGCAACTCCACCATATTTGCTCTCGAGTTGCGTTTGAACTTCTAAAAATACTGCTTGTTTTTTCTCATAGTTTGTTAAGTCTGCGGCAGCCTTATTAAGAGAAGTTGCATAGTTTTTCTGAGCATCCTCAAGACGAAGTATAATACCTAATTCATCTAAAAGTTCTGGCTCTGCTTTTGTGACACCACGAATAAGACGATTAAAGGAATCTGTAACATCTCTTCCTAATATTTTTGATAAATTTCCTGCACCTGCTGCAAGTTGTTCTATCTGTCCCGCACCTAACCCCGAAGCGATACCAATAGAGGCTGCTTCTGAGGCGTCTTTAAACTCTAGCATCATCCCCGAGGCTTCTTGTATATTAGCCGTAAGAGATTTCATGCCTACACCAGTTGCGCCAGTAAATGCAACTTGTGCTTCCTGCATTACACGAAAATCTGCTGCTTGTTTCAAAAACTGAAATGCTGCCGTAATAGCAAATACATTAGAGGCAAGAACTGCATACGCAGGAACAAGAGTTCCTGTCATTCCTTGCGCCATCTTAGAGAAGTTTTTGGTACTGTTAGAGGACTGTTTAGAGAGCCCTTTCATGTTTCGGTCTAAACTTGCGGAACCCTTACCGGCTCTTCCACTAGCCCCACCAACATCATCGAGTGCGAGACCTAATTTTTTAGCACTAACAGCCACTCTCTGCATGGATCCGCCATCAGAGGTTTGAATATCAATATATACTGTATCTTTTTTTGCCATTAGCCCTTTACATTATGAGTGTAGGTTTTACCACCCCCTTGCTGTCGTTTTCGGTCGTCAGCTTTTCTCTTTCGATCTTGTTCTTCAGCACGATCCTTTATAATTTCACGTTCATACATTTTCATAAAGTACAATACTGTTTTTTGGTCTTTAATTTTAAATAAATCAAAATATGTTTGTAGAGGCCCCCAATTCTTTCCCATATAGGATCCAGACATCCCCTCCCAGACATCAGATAGATAATTGTACACAAAAAATGCCACTTGAACTTCATCTGGAAATACAGATGATTCAAGCGGCATTCTTTCGGGGTCGGGCTCTTCGCCTAGCTGTTCACAGATAAGTAAGTATTTCTCAACATCTATAGAGGTTGATTCTTTTACATATCTTTCAAGCAGCGGTTGTATTTCAGCTACTTGTTCCCAGTAAAATTTTCTAGGTCACCAACTGTTTCTGTAACCCACGTATCAAAGGAAGCAGCATTTTTCATTAACAACTCTGCATTGTCTTTTGAGTACGGGAGCTCATCATCAGGGTCAAAGGAAGAAACATCTACCAAAAGAAGCTCTTCTAGGTATTGATATTTTAATCCTTTCCACCCCTTGATTACTGCTTTACAATATTCTATTAGGAATTTATCTTCATCTAACTCTTCAGTGAGTTGATGGGTTTTCTTATCCCATTTATTGGATATACATCGTTTTCGTAATTTAACTAACTCTTCTCTTGCCAAGTAACATATGTCTACTGTCATCCCTACATAACCGGGGAAGTCACAGGAAACTGTTTTACTTGGAGTCATAAGACTCGCTAATGATACGGGTTCTTTCTTTTCTGTAGTGTTTGCGGGCATTTGATAAATCCTTATTTAGAAGTTAAATTATACGGTATAAGACAATAAATGTCAAGAAATATTTTTAAGATGGTGAAAGAAAAAAGGGGCCGAAGCCCCTTTTTGGTCTTAGTCTTAAACTTAAGAGTAAGTAGTTGGTGCGAAGTACTTAATGTCTGTAATTTCATTAGCACTGTCAAAAGCAGTTGGTAGTGCGTGAAAGTTACTTTCTAGTGAAATTACATCTTCAACAGAGTGAGATGGAACTTCAAAGTGAACATTATCCATTTGAATTACCATAGAGGCAGAGCCGTCTTGCGCAGAGCCTCCAATCTTAAGAGTAACTGCAAATTTGTTAACAACCTGTGACATTGCACTTGTAGAAACAAGATCATTAAAGAACTGTCTCGAAGTACCAGAAGTATCATCCGCGTCGTTCAAAGTTAAATAACAAGTTGCTGTACCAGTAATATTACGTCCACCTGTTACGTGCTCTAGCGGCTTGTTTACAAATCCTAATTCATCTGGCACTAAGTACGTGATGTTATTAGAAACTGTAAAGCTTCCGCCTGTTAATGCGAGGTTATACTTACCATCAGCATTAGCAGTTACTCCTCCAGGGAAAATTGTCTTATTATCCGCAGTAATATCAATACTTGTTAAGCGATTACGAATAAAAGTATTCGTACTTGTTATCGCTTCATCAATTGCTTGAGTACAGGTAGTAGAACTGCTGTTGCCAGGAGTAGATTGAACAATATGGAACGCACTTCCTTGAGCATTATTCGAATCTATCCAAATATCACCTGCTGCAATCGTACTAGAATCATTAGTAGTATCGGTACCTATAGGCAAAGTATCATCTACGTGTACACTTCCAGATACATCTTCTACTTCTTTTGCCATTCCTGACCAGCTAAGAGTAGCAATACCTTCAACGTCAAAATCAATACTAACTTCATTTACAACAGCTTCCGTTAGTTTATAAACAACAGGGTTAGCCGTACTAGTATCAACTACAAAGTAAAAGTGTAACGGATGTAATGCGGAACGGTTAGATTCTGTCATTACTAGAGTACTTAATGTTGGTGCGGGAGTGATAACCGGACCAGTTACTTTGTTAACTGCTCTACGGAAATCATAAGCTGCAGCTGTTAAAGTAGCTACATCAAAAGTAAAGGCAGTATCGCCTGCCGCAGCACCAATCTTTTCACTTGCTACTGTAAAGGTATCATCAACCGCATAGCCGTCTCCACCTGATAAAACGGTAGTAACACTTGCCACACCACTACTGTTTACAGTTATGGTGAACGATGCACCGCGGCCTGATCCGCCAGTAGTATGATCATCTTCACTAATTGTATACGTACCGGCGGCTCTACTGCTATCGGTAGCTCCAACTAATTGATCAACGGTAGCTACACCAGTAGCACTATGATATACATCAGCGCCCCCCATAGCTGCCCAAAGAACTTCTTCTACCGCGTGTACGTCAGTACCACTATCTGCAGCCTTCACACCTGTAGCAGTACTTCCACCCTTAGAGTGAAAAGGTCTGATATAGGTACTAAATGACCACTCCGCAGGAGCAAGAGAGTCCGTAAACATACGACGTCCACGACGTGATATGCCTTTTGTGCTTTCCATTTCTGAAAGCATTATTTCAGAGGTATTTGTTGTTTGTGAGAAACTGTATCCGTCTAAAACGGGAATTTCCCACACAGATCCCGCCCCTGCGGTTCCATCATCTTCAGCGTCTTGATTACGCATTTGTACAAACAATCGCGTATCACGGCTAAAGTATAATTGCTCTGCCATAGTTTTCTCCTATGAAACTTGAAAAGACTGGTCGTGAATTTTTATTCGTGCCAGGATTTTCTAATAACGAACCTCTATGAGTATTTCACCTACCCCTAATGGCTCAAGTACACCTTCATCAGTATCAATACTGAGGATTGTGATCTGTTGGGTAGATTGCTCTAACCCTAATCTGTCATTGTAAGTTAACTTACTGTTTTCTTCAAGAACGGTCTCTACATCCTCTAGTAATTCATCGAGTGCGTTGACTGCATCCTCTTCATTTACATAACAACGAACAGTAAGATTTAAAAATCTGTCTTTATATCCACCTGCTTGATATGTTCTTGATTCACTCCCCGCATTTATATGAATTGCTGGGAACTCTTCTATTTCATCCCAGAACTTTAATCTAGGACTAGTCTCTGCTACTGCCGTATGATAAATGCCTCTTCCGTCAATAAGAGCTAGTTTATCCGCAAGAGCCTTCGTAATAGAAGATCTACGTGTAGTATATGATCTTTCAGTACCGGCCATTACTGTCTCCTAGTGTAAAATCTTCCTAAAGCGTAGCCTGCTGCGATCTCTCTTATTGACGCATCAATCAGCCTTCTTGGGTCTCTAGGAATACTAGCAAATCTTGAGCCGCTTGAAGATTCGAAAACGGAGTAAGGACTCTTCTCATAAGTATAACCAAAACTGGGCATTCCTTGAGGAGTTTGTACTACATCTGTAATCCTAACGCTATCTGCAAATTTTCCTGTTTGATTTTCTAATCGTGGAGCGCCCATATTACCTCTAACTGTCTCTGGTAGCTTATCATTTATAAGGGCCATTACAGTATATAAACTTGCTTGTGGATTAGGACTACTATTTCTTTGCTTCTGTAATTTTGTCTTTGCTCTATATTGTTTTGCTTTGTCCTTTACCTTACTATTAGATTTGATTGAGATATCGGTTGCTTTTCGCTCAACAGGTTTTACATCTGAAATAATTTTTATACCTTTTCTCTTCCTAAGTTCTTTAATTGCAAGATATCGTGCATGACTTCTTGCATCTTTTCTTATACTATTACTCGCTTCTTGGTCAGCCCAGCCATTTTGTTTTGCCCAAGCTAACATCTTTTTTTGAAGTTTTGGTTTAATTGTTGACCAGTCTGTTGCTAATGCACCCGCCGGATTGGAGGAGTCTGGCCCTACCTCAATATCAACCACCATACCTGTTTCAAAAGCTACTTTATTTTTTCCCTTAAAACTTTTTCCCTTAAAACTAGCTTCTACTTGTCCAAAACGATCAACAAACTTTGTAAGGGGAGTAAAAGTTGCAAATTGCCCCCATGTAGGAGATTGTTGAGCCCATTCTGCAGCAGCAAGTAATTGTAAAGCACCTACTGAGCGTTTGGTTTTATGTAAACGCTGGGTTCCTTGCGCCATTATAGAGCTTTCAGAAGCCTCTTTACCTCTTTCTGATCTATACTGGGTTAATTTATCATGCCCTTTGGCTTCTAAAGCTGCATTAACCTTGATTCTAGCAACTCGTTTTAAAGTAGTAAAAGGAGTTTTAACTGCCCTGCTTTGATGAAAACTAATACGAGTACCTTCGTTCCAACTAATTAATTTAGCGTCAGTTCGTGGACGTATTACATGAGTATGAACTGCTTTTAAAGCCTCTTTTGCTACTTCTGTGAAGAATTTTATTGTTAAGTTGAGAGGCTTATATTTATCGTCTTTTGCCACCCGTCTATTAGTAACTGAATTGTACCCTTCAAGAAAAGACTGTGCTACCGCCTGCACACTCATTGTTACACGTTGTTTTTGTCCGTCTAAAGCACCTCTGGCTGCCTCTGCATCCAGAAACTTTTCCATGTTTTTTAACGCTTTTCTTACCTGCGCTTCAGCCATCTAAAAGTTCTTATACAAGTCTAAGACTCGCTTAATGTGGTCAGGAAAATCAACATTGTCTCTTTGTGTAGAACTGCCTTGATTCTGTAAACTAGCACCTGCTATTGATTGTCTTAGCTTGTGCTCGTCTTTTAAATAGTAAGTAACTAAGTCAAGAACTGCAAGTTTTAAATCGGCAGGTACTGCACTATAGCCTGCTGTATATACTACTTTAACGGTACCCACGCCTGTGGGCCAGTTTTGATAGCCCACTGAATTTGTGCGTAAAATACTATCAGTACTTGAGTCTAGTGAATATTCATAAGCCCCTGTTGTAAGAGTAGTATAAGAAGAACCATAATTAGTTCGTTCTTGTACACTTACTATTGCATTAACAGGTGTTTCAGCTAACTGTACTACATGAGTAGACCAGTTAATATCAAAAGTTTCTGTTTTATTAGAAGAGTAATAGTCTACAAAACTATTACCACAATAAGTTTTTATTAGTTGACTTACAGACGGAATCAATATATTTAATCGAGAATCATCCTTAGGTTGGGTGATCCCTTGAGCAGTCTTATAATCTTGTAATGTTATTAAATCAGCCATAAATCAATTAATAAAAACTTGGGGAGGCGAACCTCCCCCAGTTAATAGAATTACTAAAAAAGTAATTAATACTGCTATTAAGCGAAAGGTAAATATATTGAAGGCAGGTCAGGCGCTGCTCCAGCATATAACTCATTAAAACCAAGGGATTGTGATGCAACGATCACATTCTGCTGGTCTTTAACGCTATATTCAGTCTCGATGGAAACTCCCTTCAAACGCGGAATAACATAGTTATCCATATTTACAGCAATTGCTGCAGATGTTATAGGAGTACCAGACGATAACAAGTTACTAGCCAACTGATTAGTTGCAATTACGGGTGAGCCGTATACTGAACCAACTTCACCTGTGAGCTTTCCAGCGCGGTCGCTTCCGACTTCACTTACGTCAGTGAAACCACTTGCGTCAATCAACTCGAAGTATACATCGTTAGGAACGATGAACGCTACTCGTGAGGGGTCCATACCATACTTGCCCATCTGCTTTCTCATATTGAGAAGCTGAGTCGGAGAAACCACTCCTGTACCAGAAGCATCAATAGTTACCGCGCTTCCAGCGGTTGAGGCAGCGGTTGCAAAGCCAGTCGTGTTATCAGTTCCATTAGTACCAGAAAGTCCTTGAGAAATAGAACCTGCTGTAGCACCAACAAGGATGGCCTTATCAAGAGCAACTGCGTGAGCTCGTGCGAGCGCACTTGTAACAATAGGCAACAATGTTACCACAACTTGCTCGTCAGTATCGTTCGAGATATAAGTACCAGCGATCAATCTGTGAGCCTGCAGGATTACCTGACTAACTGTATAGTTGCTATTACCAGCATCAGACAGCTGATTAGATGAATCACCAATACCAGCTGCGCTGAATGTTGCTCCTCCGGCGTCGGGGGCCAAAGGCAGAACGGTTGCACCAGATGATACTGCGAGTTCTCGGAAAGCCGGAGCTACTTTCATAGCTTGACGCATTTCTTCTTCGAACTGCTGGGAAACGATTACATCGATACCAGCGGCCGTAGTTGAAGTGTAGGCAACACCTGCTTTCTCAAACAGATCTTTAGCATAGCCAGTTTCATAGCCTTTCTTAGTGATTGCACCAAGAACTTTTGCTTGAAGGAGTTCTTTTCCATACTTGGAAAGATCGCCTTTAGAACGTCCGGAAAAATCACGCTTGCTATTATGCATAGCTGTAAGCTCTGCTTGCTTCTCTTCAAGCTCCTTCCTATATTTTTCAATAGTATTCGTAGTAGCTTCCTTATCGGATTCCATTTCTTTACGAATATCGTCAATCAAACGTTCTGCACCTGATTCTACACCAGATACAATAGCTTGCTTGACTTCTTCTTCTTGTTGAACCTTAGCTTCTGCATTTGCAGTTGCTTGGTCTTCAAGATCTTTTTGCACAGCCTCTTCGGCTGCTTTTTGCTCGGCTTGCTTCATTGCAATTTTAGCAGCAGTTTCCTCAGCTACTTTTTTAGCAAAAGCTTCCAAGTCAACGGGTTGTTGTGTCTCTTCAGACATTTGTATCTCCTTTTGGACTTGCGTCCCGTCACTAATAGTGAAAGTTTTTTTGAAGTCTTCATACTCTGCGATAGAGTCAAAAGATTTCGCTAGTGAAAAAGTAGCTGATTGATTGCAGGGTACAGATACTACTGATACCTCAAATAACTCAGCGTCCTTTATTCTTAATCCGTCGGTTTCCTCTAAATAATCAGCATCCTTGACTCGAAAACCAACAGAAAAGGCCCCAAGAACACCGTCTTTAACTAACTCCGCCACATCTTTAGCAGCCTTACTAATTTTCGCAGTAAGTTCCAATCCATTAGGAGTACTCTTTAAACCAGTAGCCCTCCCAATAGGTCGGTTGTAGTCATGATTGAAAAGAATAATAGGATTCTTCTCAAAATTATTCAATCCACCTTTAGTCCATGCGTCAGCTGAAATAGAATCGCCCGCGCGATCAAAATCAGAAGTACTCGCCATACCTCGGATCGTAATACTACCATCATCATCGGTATGAGACTTAAAAGTAGA